ACTCCCATTGAGATCCTTGAGCAGCATTGCCACATTGACTTTGATGATGATGGTTACGCTGAACCCTACATCGTGTATGTCCGTAGGGACAACAAGACTGTTGCTCGGATCGTAGCTCGCTATACCGATGCTGACATTGAACGTAATGACAAGGATGTAATCCTTAGCATTAAAGCAGAGCAATACTTTACTAAGTATCCGTTTGTTCCTTCTCCTGATGGGGGCTTCTATGACCTGGGTTTTGGTGTTCTTCTCGGTCCTCTCAATGAGTCTATCAATACAATTGTTAATCAGTTGGTGGACGCTGGAACAATGGCAAACACGGCAGGAGGTTTCCTTAGCCGTGGTATTAAGTTGCGTGGTGGTAATTATTCTTTCAACCCAATGGAGTGGAAGCACGTTGATACAACAGGTGATGACCTTCGTAAGGGGATAGTCCCCCTTCCTGTTCGTGAACCCTCACAGGTCTTGTTTACCCTCTTGAACCTCTTGATCAACTACGGGGAGCGTATTGGTGGCTCAGTAGACATCTTGAGTGGTCAGAACCCTGGACAGAACACTCCTGCTGAGACTACTCGCACTATGGCTGAACAGGGCATGAAGATCTTTAACGGTATTTTCAAACGTACTCACCGTAGTCTTAAGCAAGAGTTCCGCAAGCTGTACCGCTTGAACCAGATATTTGTTACTGATAACACGCAGTACGTATCCAATGCTAAGAGCCAAGGCATTGTCCTAGCTAGTGACTACGATGGTCCTGTGACCGATGTAATGCCTACGGCTGATCCTTCTGTGACCTCTGATGCCCAACGTGTTGCTCAAGCTAATGCTGTAGCTCAACGAGTAGCTGCTACCCCAGGCTTGTACAACCGTTATGAGTCTGAGTACACGCTTCTTAAGGCTATGAAGATCACCAACATCGACAAGATCCTTCCTGATCCAAAGGGTCCAAACGCTGTACCACCTCCACAGAATCCTAAAATCCAAATTGAACAGATGAAGATGCAAGCTAAGCAAGCTGAGTCTGAACTGGCTATGAAGATGGGTCTGTTGAAGCTTATGGGTGATGCAGAGCTTAACCAAGCCAAGATTGAAAAGCTTAAAGCCGAAGCTGAAGCTATCAAGATCGGAATCATTACTGAAGGTGAAAAGATGCGGCTCCAAGAGATTAACTCTCAGATCGCTCTACAGCGTGAACGTAGGGAAGGCATCTTGGGTTCTATCGAGACTATGAACAAGGTTTACTCTTCCATGATGGAAGGTGGACAGCAACAACCCCAAGCACCTATGGCAGGAGGGATGCAAGGGGGAGAAGGAATGATGTAAGAAGGTTTTTAACCAAGGGAGTGTGTGAATGTTGTTTGAGCCAGTTACCGAAGAAAATTTCCAAGAGTGGAAACATCACCCTGTTACTAAGAAACTTATGGCGATGCTTCTGTCAGACCGAGAGAATATGAAAGAAGGTTTGATCAACGATGCGTATGTCAATGAGCAAGAAGTAAAAGGTCGGTGTAGGGCTATAGGTGTCATTGTGAGCCTTGAGTACGAAGATATGTTTAGCAGTAACTAAGTAAGGTTGTAAAACAAATGAGTAATGAATCTGGGATTAACCCTGTAGGTTGGCGGGTGCTTGTTAAGCCCCAAGAAGTTAAGCAGATGTCTAAGGGTGGAATCATTTTATCTACTGACACTAATAAGGAGCGAGAACAGATGGGTAATACCACTGGTGTTGTCGTTGCTATGGGTGAGCAGTGCTTTGCTGATGAACCACAACCGTGGTGTGGAGTTGGTGACAAGGTGATCTTTGCCAAGTACGCCGGTCTACTCTATCTTGGTAAAGATGGTTGTCAGTACCGGATGATCAACGATAAGGATGTCACAGGTACTCTAGACGCTGATGTGGACCTTGTAGACCCATACCTAGCCAGGGCTTGACAATTTTAAAAATACAGGAGTAAGATATGAGCACCGAAGATAGTGTCACCAATGAGACAGCACCTGATGTTAAACATGAGGCTGAATCCCAAGGATGGGTTCCCAAGGAAAGGTTCCGAGGTAACGAGTCTGACTGGGTTGATGCTGATACTTTTGTAAAGCGTGGTCGTGAGATTCTTCCCATTCTTCGTAAGAACAATGAGAACTTGATCAAGGATCTAAACAATACAAAAGAACAGCTCAAAGAGTTTCGTGAAGCGGCAGAAGAGTTTAAGAAGTTCCAGAGGGAGTCTTACGAACGTAAGGCATCTGACTACGAGAAGCGTATTCAGGAAATCCGAGAAAGTCGTGCCCAAGCCATCACTGATGGTGACGGTCAGAAAGTTAACGCTCTTGATGATGCGTTGGATGAGGCTAAGGAAAGCTTTAAGGAAGCTAAGCAAGCTGTTAAAGATGTGGTTGCTACGAAAGAGCCTGTAGAAGATACCTCAACAAGTATCGACCCCGGTCTGCAAGTATGGTTGGACCGCAACACTTGGTTTGGGCAAGATCGTCGCATGACTAGCATGGTTAACGGTATTGGTGAAAGCCTCCGATTGGATTTTCCTGGTCTTAAGGGTCAACCTTTTCTTGATAAACTAGATGAGGCGATAGCAGAAGAGTTTCCTAATAAGTTTGGTGGTAACAAGAAAAAGAATCCTAGTAGTCCCGTAGAGTCTGGTTCAGGTCGACAAGGTAGGGCAAGCAGCAATGCTCAAAGCTACGACAACTTGCCTCCTGATGCTAAAGCTGCATGTGATCGGTTCGTTAAGCAGAAGCTTATGACCCGAGAATCTTATGTAGCAGACTTCGACTGGAACTAAGTTCTTAACTCTTACACCTAAAGGAAATCAACATGCCTCGCGCTCTAAATTATGAAGAGAGGGCCGAACGCCTTCTCGCTAAGCAAGAACTGAAAGCTGCACCCGCTCCTGCAATTGATGGTGCAACTCGTAAGCGACGTAACGTGTTTAACGGCACAGAAGCTAAGATTAGTGTTAGGAACCAGATCCCTGGTTACCACCTCCATGTCTTTACTGATGTTGGAAGTCGTATCCAAGAAGGTCTAGATAGTGGTTATGAGTTTGTTACTCCTACGGAAGTAGGTGGTGTGAGTGAGAATGTGGTTAGCCGTAATGGTGACCTTGGAGAAAGGATTAGGTATCTGGTTAACCCTCGTGCAGAGGGAACTGAGCAGTATGGATACCTGATGAAGATTCGGGAAGAGTGGTACGAGGAAGATCAATCCGAACTTCAGGCTAAAAACAATCGCATTGATGCTGCTATCCGTAAGGGCAAGATCACTGGAGAAAACTCCAGCTTCTATGTACCCCAAGGTGGCATCTCTATTAAATCTTAATAGGAGTTTTAAAAATGGCTAACGTAAACAAGCCTAACGGCTTTAGCCCCGTAGAGAGTCTACTGGGTGTTGGTGGGTGGAACGAGCAGGGTCGTGTGTATGCTATCCCTACTTCTGATACTAGTAACAGCTACGCTATTGGCGACTGTGTTATGTCTGCTTCTGGATCAGATTCAAACGGTGTTCGTTATGTCCAAAAGTGGGGTGGTGTTGCTACTACATCAGCTTTGCCTCTTGGCATTGTTGTTGGTATCCGTGTTGCTGATCCCGGTGTTAGTTTGGTTGGTACTTCTCTGTCGTTGGAGAACACCTTTATTGCTGCTGGCACTCGTTCTAACGTTCGTTATCTTTACGTTGTAGATGATCCGTTCGTTTTGTTTGAAGCACAGTTTGATGCTACTGGTGCAACCCAAGCTCAACTGTCTTTGAACGCTGCGGTAACTACTGTTGCTAGCCAAACTAACTTGGCACCAAGTGTTCCGTATTCAACTATGGTTCTTACTGGACCTGCTGTTACGGCTACCTTGCCAATTCGTTTGCTTGGTGCTGTTCAACGGATTGACAACCAAGTGACTAGTGCTGCTAGCCCGTATGTCCGTGTGTTGTGCAAGTGGAACTATCACGAGTACGGTACTATCGGCTCTGCTTCTGGCTCTGTTGTTAACTACCTTGCTGTTTAATTACACAGCAATAAAAGGAGAATAAATTATGGCTGGTGTAATTACTACCGCATCACATCCCAAGGCACTATGGCCCGGTATCAAGGCTTGGTGGGGACAAACCTACAACGAACATCCCGAGGAGTATGTTGATCTGTTCGATAAGGACACTTCAAATCAGAACTACGAGGAAGATGTTCAGTTGTCGGGCTTTGGTCTTGTGCCTATCAAGACTGAAGGTCAAGGGACTGCTTACGACTCTGAAGTCCAAGGCTTCACTACTCGTTATACCCACATTGCTTACGCAATGGGTTATATCGTGACTAAGGAAGAAATGGATGACAACCTGTATGAGCAGGTGTCTAAGAAGCGTGCTGCTGCTCTTGCTATGTCCTTCCGTCAAACGAAAGAGAACATTGCAGCTAACATCTATAACCGTGCTTTTAACGGCACGTATCTAGGTGGTGATGCTGTTGCTCTTTGTGCAACCAATCATCCGAATACTTCGGGTGGTACTTGGGCTAACAAGCCTTCGGTTGACGTTGACTTGTCCGAAGCTGCTCTTGAAGATGCTGTGATTGCAATCATGGGTCTTCAGAACGACCGAGGTCTGTTGGTTGCTATTCAACCGCACAGTTTGCACATTGCTCGACAAGAGTTGTTTAATGCTCAACGCATTCTGCACTCGTCGTACCAGACTGGTAATGCCAACAATGACATCAACGTCATTAAGTCTGGCAACTACCTTCCTGGTGGCTTCAAGGTGAATCATTACTTCACCTCGCCTCACGCTTGGTTCATCCGTAACACCATCCCTGGTGGTACTGGTATGAAATACTACGAGCGTCATGCAGTGGCATTTGACATGGACAATGATTTTGATACCATGAATGCCAAGGCTAAAGGCTACGAACGCTACTCGTTCGGTTGGTCTGATCCTCGTGCAGTCTGGGGCGTTAACGGTCCTTGATCTTGTTCTTAGTAACAAGCCCCCTCTCACAAGGAGGGGGTTTTTCTAAACATAAGGAGTCTGTTATGGGCTACGAGCATTCAAAGGCAAAGGGCAAGCGCCCTGAACCCGGTAAGATCCCTACTCCTGGCAAAGACGCCAAGAAGAAAAAGTAGGCTACAATACACGCACACACATCCGATGACGCTCTCCTTGTAGAGCGTTGTTCTTCAAACAACGTCATAGGAGTTTTAACATGGTAGCCCCTACCCGATTCCCTGCTGGTATTAGTACTTTCAAAACCCAGCAAATTCTTAACACATTTCCTAACCTTCCTAACTCTACTCAGCAGTCAGTTAGCACTGTTGAAATGGCTCCATACCTTGCAGGTATGTATACGGTAACCAATACGACTGCTGCTATTGGTGCTGGTACACAGACCCCTGGTACAGGTTTTAATGCTGGTCTTGTGTCTCTTGCTGTTACTACTGCTTCCGGTAAAGCAGCTATTGCTCTTAACGGTAACAGTGCAACTGGACAAGGTGTTCAGTTTATCCCTGGTAACCAAGTTTGGTTTAACGTTCAAGTTGCACACAACTCAGCATTTCTTGCAGACAGCACTCTAGTGTCTCGTTATGGTTTGTTTGATGTTGCTGATACTACAGGTACGATTGCTAATGGTATCTACCTTGAAAAAGGTGCTGGTGTAGGTACTCTTAATCTTATTATTAAAAACACTGGTCTTACTGGCACTGCTGTTACCACTACAATTAACAACGTTGCAGACCTTACTAAGCCTAGTGGCATCTACGGTGACACTAGTTCTACTGTTG